GTGTGCCGTTGTCGCTTACAAACTTAACGTAGTAATCATCAAAGTCGTTAGTCTGGTCGCCTTGAACGTGGGCTATGTAACCTTCAGGTGCTGATACTGGTAAATCGTCAAAACGCTGGACTGTCCCAGAAGTAGGGGAGAGACCTGTGTCACCTAGACTATCGTAGGTAGCCATATCAAAAACAGCGTTACCTGCCTTGGTAATTACTACGGTTGAGCCATCGGCATGCGCAGAGAAACTTCCTCCAATAGCTGCTGCTATTTTTTGAGCAATGTCATCTGTCCGAGTTTCTATTTGGTTAGTTGAGGATGTTACGATGTTAGCTGCTATGTTTCCATCAAGATACACAGTGTATCTCTGGTTGTAGTCACCCTGCTTAACCGCAATCAAACCAGTGAACGGAAAGAGGGGAGTTAAGTTAGTACTCATAGCTGTAGTCTGTGTTGAGTTAACTACGAATGTGTAGTCAGCAACCGTAATGGCCCTGAAGTCAGCTGCAGGAGTGCTACTATTGAGATAAGATGTGCCATTTGGATATGTCACTGTCTTTTGATTACCTGCCAGATCATAGATTTTAATCTCATTACTAGCGTTAATAAACATGAAATACCGTTCAGTAACGTCACGGTTAATTAAGTGTGTGAAGGACCCCGTAGTTTCGGAGTCACTCATTTTAGCCACATATTCTAGCGGTGGTCGCTTTTGTAATCCCTCAACCAAAGACGGAAACGCATTTACCTGTAGCTCTGCCTGAGATGACAGACGCAATGTAGGTGATTGCTGTGATACGCCTTGAACTAGGTTAGGGATGGCAGAACTTATCATTCCCATCAGAGTATCCTACGGTTATGTCCACGGTTCATGACACGAGCTACAGAATAGCTGTCCATCATATTGAAATCCGCTGTGTCACCTTCAAAGTCCTTGAGGTCTATGAGGGCCTTACGTTCATCGAGTACAACCATCTTGTGGATAGTCTCGCTGTTTATCATACGATCAGAGAAAATTCGGGATGCGCGTGTTGTTATGTATTTCTTCACAACATCTGGCAGGACTAAAAAGTTCTGATAATAGACTATGGTAGCCTCTACGTTTCCTGTAAATTCATAGGTACGATCAGTTAGATTAAAGAGCTTACCTGACCGGACTACGGTGTTGTAGTTAGGGGTATCAATTCGCGCCGCGTCTGCGGGTACTACAATGTTTTTAAATTCGTCTCGGCTAAGTATAACTCGGTCTTCTGTGTTGAAGTGCCAGCCTTGGCCTTGGACCTCACGGCTCACCTCGGTCAATACTTGGTTAGCAATAGTCACATCAGTCACTTGGTTACCCGTTAAGGTGTTAACAGGTGCCTCACCGATTGTCGTTAGCAGGACGTTGACTGCTTCTAATTCAGTCATGGACGTTGGTTTTGTCATGATGTCCTCATTTGAAAAAAATGGGCTGGCCCAATTAAGAGCCAACCCAAAAGAGTTTTAAGAAGATTTGATTTCTACTGAACACTCAGGACGCAAGATACCGTGGCCCATAGCGTATTTCGCCGCCATCAGAGTACCCTGGTACATTACTTCAAAGTCACCGGAGGTACGCTCAACAGCAAGGTCCATCAATTTGACAGTACCCAATGCTTGCTTCTGCATAACTACAGCCACAGTTGTAGAGAAGTTGCCGTGGTAGGTGTTATTCTCTCCAGCAACAGCTGAGATGTTAGTTGATGGGATGTTGTTAGATTTTACAATCTGAACACCAGCAACTTTAAGAACTGTACCGTCTGCGTATACACCAGCACCACCGAAGTCACGGTTGATGACATCAGTTGTTTGTACCAGTTGATAGTATTGAGCAGGGCGTACAATTGCTACGCGCTCATTCTCAGGAACATCTTTTTCGTCCATAGCTTGAGCAGCGGCAAAGATAGAAGCAGCCAAAGATGCGCCGTTAGTTGCAGCATCTGCATCAGTGATAGCAGTACCACCGTTACCACCAGTTACAGTCGCGGAGCCACGAGCAGCCAATACGGCTAACTGGAGCAAGCGAATGTCGAACTGTTTCGCAAGGGCCATACCCAACAAGCGGGAATACTCAGCACGAACGTCATAGTGGTTCTTAGCTTCATCGATGTTAGCAATGAATGTATCAGCAATCAGAACGTCATCGATGTTAACAACGATTTCGTTATGTGCGATTTTCTGTGTACCCAACAATGGAGTACCTACAACATGGTAAGCAGCGTTGGCTTTACCTGTCACTGGGAAAGAGGCTGACTTACCAGACGCGATTGTGCGTGAGACATGCAGGTCTTTCATTACGTTAGTTTCGTCAAAGGCAGTGAGAACTTCACCAGCAAAGACTTTAAGGAACAGAGCCGAGGCTGCTGCGTTATCACCGGGGGTCGCTTTGTTTACGACACCTAAGCGTGATGCGGTTACATTGGTCATTTTCTTTATCCTATTAAGAATTTATTTTAGATTGAGAATGACTGTCGCTTACTACTTGTCTCGGTTGTCGGACGCATCCGGCCTAGTCGTTCATCTTTGATAGTCTCAGCCACCTAAAGAGGTGTGCTAGTTGTTCTCAGGGTCCTATAGGAATTGACGGAGCGTGGTTGATACCCAGCGCCCCGCCAGATGGTAACGTATGTGTTACTTCTTTTTAATTGGACGGCCTATTTTTTTACCGTAAGTACCTTTACCTTTGGGCATAGTAATATCCTTTTAAAATACCGAAGAACGCCCCAGCTTCTCTTCTACGTCTTTAGTATACGCAGAGTCCTTGCCGTATCGGGCGTCCTTCATTGCAGCTACAACTTCCGCTGTACTGCGGAACTCATCTTTGGATGCGCCAGATGACTTACCGGAGAGCAGTTGAGGCTCAGAGCCATCCATTGCTTCCCGCTTAGATTGTAGCCATTCGACTGCCATCTTAGCGTTATCTGTGCTTGTCCCAACCATCTGGTTGTAGAGTTCAAGTTCTTTTGTATCTAGGCTCTCTTTAGCCCAATCGGTTAGGTCGGCATAGCCTTCCTTCCCACCAGCGACTTCCATCACTGCGTCTGCATCTGCTGTCTGAGCGGATTGCATTCCCTTGATATAGATATCCACCATCTCTTTGGGGTAACCCATGCTTTCAAGTTCTGTGTAGCTTTCCTCACCCAACTCTCCAGAGCCAGCAAATTCCTCAGAGAACTTATTAAAGCTTACAGGCTCTGGCGTACTAGGCGGCTCTCCATCCGTTTCAGATGGCTCTGCGGCTTCGTCCGTAGGGCTTGATAGCTTCTTTTCTAGTTCGCTGTAGGATTTTGCTAGGTCCTCTGGTGAGTTAAATTTCTCAGGTAACCATTCAGGACGTTCAGTTTGGTTATCCTCGGCAACGGGTGCTTCTGGGCCAGTATCGTCTGATACGATTGTGATGCTTTCACTCATACTTTAAAAATCTTCCCGTGTTCGAGTAGACTTCTTGAGAATGGTGGGAGCAGCCAACGGCTTATTCTCAGGCGTGGAAGGTGCTTCCGTAGAAGCTTTATCCTTCTCCACCGCCTTGCTGTCTTTGGCTTTCAACATATGAGTTTCCTAACGCTTTAGCGCCTTCTTGAATTGCACCGGGTCCTGATTGCATCATCATCTGTTGCTGCATGGCCTGTTGCTGTTCTTCGGCGATTTGTTCTGATGTTTTGATTAAGCCTTCAGTCTCGATACCGAGGGCTGTTGCTCGACGCTTAATATAGTCTTGTAAGTTAACGTACTGCTTCAGTACCTCTGGACCCAACGCCTGCGTCATGCCTTGAATAAACATATCAAGTTTGCGTAGGTCGTGTCCCCGTCCGAGAGCTTCCATACCTGTAACGATTGTAGGCTTAACTACATCGTCTGGCAGCTTAGGTAGCTTCTTGGATTTAGTCAGGACCTCAATCTTGCGGTTAACGTAGGGGAGCTGAAATTCCTGCGAGAGAATAGAGTATATACCTGAGAGGGTATCCTCTAGCTCTCCTGCGAGGTATCGGATTTCTTCCGCTGTGACTCGCTCTCCGTTACGTTGAACAGAAGATTGAAGCATAAACTGCTGTGATAAGCGTTCTTCAATTCCTTGCATTGCCTGATAGGCCACTCTAAAATCGTTGAACTTATCCATTTGAAGTACGGAAACATCATTCTTGTTGCCCTCAATGATTGCTGTGTTTTCTGCTTGTGCGATGGTACGCATTCGCGTTGTTCCATTGGGGTTCACCATGAAGATGACCTTAGCGGCTGCGGCTGCACCCTCTACAATAGCTTGAGTTAAACCCTCAAGGGACCGGAGGTCACCTAAGAGTTCTTCAACAAATCCACGCCCATAATCTTCTCCATCAATTCTAGAGAAACGTAAGGGCAGGAAGGGCATATTGGCTTTCTTATATTTACCCTTGGAGCCAGTGACTACTGAGCCTTTGACTTCTTGGTATACGTTAAAGAATTCATTCTTACGCTCGATGTGAGTGTAAACCTCAACGGTCTTCTCATCACCTTCGAGCTTACCTGTAATGTTAGCTGCTGTCGCTTTATCTAATGCGTTAGGTGAGACATGCTCTACCGTAACGATCTCTAGAACTTCACCGTTAGGTGCGCGAGATACTACATAACTATCTAGGTGAATTACTCTGGTCTTCTCGGGGCCAACCTGCAGTAGCACGTTGCCTCCGACGATTAGATGTTTTAGTGCTTCATGCACCGCCACTCGATCTCCAGACGTTTCAATCTCCGACATAACTGCCCGTTCATACTCACCCAGTTGTTGTTCAATCTGGGTTCGAGCTGCCTCATCTTGAGCAATATCTTTTAAAGTATAAGGCTCAACCATAAAGCGGAAGAAGGGGGAGTTAGGGGGCATCAGAGCTAGTGAAAGTTTAGAGGCTAAGTTATTCACACCACGCGCACCAATGCCCTGAAACGGAGTATACAAGTCACTAGTTTCGTTATGGACATCTGGTGGTATTAGCGATGGGATAGTTAGCTCTGCACAATCTCTAGCTCGATCTAAGTAGGATTGTCGTGTCTGTTCGAGCTGGCGGTAACGCTGTTCAGCGGTTCCCATGCTCATTTAAATTCTCACTTCACTTTGTAATTTGAAGGCCCGTGCCTTTATCAAGGCTAGCCACTGTTGGATCAAGGTTCACTTTAAGTTGTGAAGTACCTTTTGCTTTTTTAGAAACTGCACCCTTCTCTGCTGCTAGCCCACTCTCGGGTGATGACGGGTCATACATATTTGTCATTACCGGGTTAGGCGAAACTGCAGATGCTCCTAATGCTGCTGGAGCTGCTGCTGGTGGCGGTGCCACTGGTGGTGTTGCGGGAATTGAAGCAGCCGCTGGCATTTGGGGTTGTGATAAAAAGCACATAAGTTATTCCTTTAAGTTCGCAGCAGTTTGCTCTGCGTGAATTGTTGTTAGTAAATCTACGACAGAACGCTGACCACCTCTCCACATTAGCATGTTGTGCTGTTCAAGGTATTCAGGAGCCTTATCAGGAAAGCGGGAATTAAGTTCATCTAGTAGTTCGTTAGATATATAGGGAAACATTGTTTAATCCTCTATAGTGCAACCTAATTAAATGCCCGAGTCCACATGGCACAAATGCCAGATCGAACCACATCATCATGAGTAAAGTTGCAGTGAGCTGCAGGGATGTTGTGTTCGTGCATTAGGTCTATAGCAACCTGTAGGCCACTGGTGCCTGATAGGTCGTGCTGAGTTACATCCCCATTAACGATGACCTTACTATCCTCACCAATACGGGTAAGAAACATCTTCATCTCATGGGGTGTTAGGTTCTGTGCTTCATCAAGAATGACGAAGGCGTTATTGAAAGATCGTCCACGCATAACCTCAAAAGGTACAATCTCAATATTACCGCGCTTACGGGCAACATCGAACCTACCTTTACCTAGTCGTGCCTCTAAGACCTCAGTCAAGGGGATGACCCAAGGGGCAATCTTATCCTCAATAGTACCCGCAAAGAAACCAAGAGACTTTCCTGCCGGGATGTTAGGGCGAGTTAAGATTATCTTATGTACCTTGTGGGCTTTAAACATATCCGCAGCTATTGCTGCAGCGATGTAGGTCTTACCTGTACCTGCAGGCCCTGTGACAAATGTCTGGGGGTACTGAGAGATACAGTCCATGTAGTTCTTTTGAGCAGGGTTCATTGGTAGCAGAGGCTGCACACGGGGACCGCGCACAACCTCAACTTCCTCCTGCTTACGTTTGTAAGTGGATTTCTTTCGCATTATTTTACCTTAGCGGATGGGGCAGGCCCCGGTTGCGCAGTCATCGTCTGTCAATTCGTCGAATGAATTGGCGTTCTCGATGTCTACATTTGCAAGCGTTGAGACATACGCATCATATGTCTCCTTGGTAACTACCTCTTGAGGGAGATAGGCATAACCAAGGTCGGCTGCTGTCTTGGTAGGATCGTTGCGATAGATGAACGATACACCAACATAGGTATCCCAGTTCTCCATGATCCAATTAATGATGGAGGGTATTTCAGGGGGGTCATAGCTGATGGTGACTGAACAGTTATGGTCTACATAGTTGTCCATCATAAGCTTGTATCGATCCAGCTGTTGCACAGCAGTCTCAAGGTTTACAAACTTATCATCCACCACTTGGAACTCAACATCATCATAAGACACTGGGAAGGTGATTAGGACACTGTCAGGTTCAAAGGGTTTCTCGATGACTGTGTAGTTAGCCGCAGTCATGATGGGCACTATTGGGTCATGCTTAGAGAAGGTCACGTTGTTAAATAGGTACTTACCCAACGGGCGATGCACCCCCTCGGTAGTAGAAAATATTTTTGAAAGGGTTCCACTTGGCTTAATAGTTGAGACAAGCTTGGCCCTTGGTAGACCTAGTTCATCCGCAATTGAGTTAGCACCATGTTTAGCTGAAGCTCGTAGTATCTGCAGCATACTAGGGATGTTCATATGTTTATTGTAATCAAGGAACTTCACGATGCCTGTAGCACCTACACCACACAGGCGAAGGAACTCATTCAGCTCATGCCAAGATCGTTGAAGGATACCATCATCCAAATTCACACAAGTCTGACGGTAGTTAGCACGGGCTGCTAGGTACACAGCATGTTGCAGTCCCTCAAAGTCATCAACGTATTTACCCCAATCTACTTCAACTAGGTTACAGAAACTCTTGTTTCCCAATAGTATTTCTGCGCAAGGATTAACTCCTTTAAAGTGGGGTGCGCGTTTTAATGCTGCTTCTGCATTAATGAAGCCGGGTTCAGACCCACCAGCTTCAACCATACGGTCAAAGATGTAGGACAGTTCCCATTTGGTAGGCTTCTTATAGAACATCAGAGAGTTGTTGGATTGCTGGCGGTGGGCGTTGTCGTGAAGCCAGAAATCTTTCTTAGCTGAGATGAACGCATCAGCCTCTAGGTCATCGACAGGCATCACAGCAATCTCTGCAGATCGACGGGAGGACAGTGTAGTACCCATGTGGTTGAGGAGGTCTAAGATATCCATGCGGGTCAGTAGCTGTCCTGCACGTTTGTTCATGATGTCACAGATTTTACCGAGGGCGATGTGGAGTGTGTCATCCCCCGAACTTATCCATCCGTATCCCTTGAGGCGTGTACCCGCTGGACGGATTTCACTGAAGTCCAAGATGATCTTGTCTACAGGGTCCTTCAGAGCCATGAGTTTACCCAAGGCTTTAGCCCATGCCTTTGCGCTGTCACCAATACCCAGCTTGTAAACACGGTATCCATCATCACCGACAGAGCGCAGCTGTGAGATATTGTCCTCACGGCCTTTACCTTCACGGTCTGAACGCCACATCTCAATCTCTGTCTCCTTAGCGAAGCCATTGAGAGTGCCAACCACAGGCTCAAAGCCTACGCCACAGCCCTGCAGTAGCAGCCAGAAGGCATCAACTACATCGTGGACTGTCTCGATACGTCCGAAGCTACAGTTAAACTGTGAAGCCTCATGCTTCTTAGCTACGTCTGTGCCACCAAGCCACAAGGTTCGGCCTGATGTTGTAGCCTTACGAGACATCATTAGCTCTCGAAACTCTTCTAGCTCACCAAGCTCACCTTGGTTTAGCTTCTCTTTTTTTGCCCGTTCCCAGAGCCACTGTTGGTGGTTAGTAACCCTGCCAACTGTCTGCTCCCAAGTCTCGAACACAGTCCCCTCATCATTGAGAGGTCTGTTGTATGTGCGGCGTGTAACCACCGCAGCCCTTACGTCTGTCATCTATTGTCCCCATTACCCTGCAAGGCACCGCGATCTTTGCGGGACGCCAACTTGTCTAAATTTTTTTGTGCTAATACTGACAGCTCACAGTTGTGTACTCGGGCTAGTTCGCTAACGAACCAGAGGATATCCCCTAGTTCATCTAGGATAGCGGTGTGAGGGTACGCATTATCTTTGCGATACCACTTGGCTACCTTACTCATCAGCTCGCCCACCTCACCTGTCAGGCCAGAGGTTAAATATTCCAATGCTTTATCTTCTGGATATATTGCAGTTGTCGCAGCTAGGCGTTGGTACTTGTCTAAGTTTAGAGCCATTATATTCTTCCAATGTAAGCTTTAAGATTATTGAAACCACCAACGAGTTCTCCATCAGGTCTGAAGATTTGAGGTACAGTGGTGAGGTTAGCCATAGCCATGAGGGTCTTTAGGCATGGATCGTCTTCGAGGTAGGTAACCTGATAGTCTAGCTCCTCTGCCTCAAGCAGGTTCACAGCTTCCTTGCAGAACTTGCAGGTCTTCGTTGAGACTACATGGAACTGGCTCATAGGATGCAGTCCCCTCGTAGTTGATTGATCCGCATCTGTGCATACCGCATTACTTTTTTAAGGTCGGTGACCTCACTCTCCACGGGGTCCATGCCATCGTAGAGTTTACTGCCAGCCCTCATTGAATACTTAATGATGTTACCAGTGTGGAAAGGCAGGGAGTTACGGAGGATGAACTCGATAGGTTCAATAGCAAACTGAGTGTAATGCGCTGGGCGTGTTACTATGTCGGGGGTGTCCATAGGATTACCTTTCCTGTGTTAAAATTGAAATCATCCCTCCGACATATTCGGGCCACTCGTGCTTGGGTGGTGGCTACAAATTCGGAGAGGCCTTTCTTTTCGTAGGCCCAAACAACAGCTGCCCACATCTCCATGGATGTCTTGCAACCATCCAAGATTTTTTCTGCTGTTTTGGGACCACAGGTAGGCAGTCCGGTATAACCATCAACTGCATCTCCTGTGAGGGACTGCAGCATGTGGAAGTAGTCAGCCTCAAACTCAGTGATGATACGAACTTCTTCATCCTTAGCGGGGTTGAAGAGCTTACCGGGGATAGTGGATAGGTCTTTGTCCTCAGAGACAATGACACAGTCAGGCTCATTGGTAGAGGTGATGCCAAGTAGATCGTCAGCTTCCATACCAGCAACCATGATGGCACCCATCTCATCTAGAAGGTACTGTCGCAGGGCCTTCAGAAGCAGTGGCTTCCTTGTGGCTTTCCTATTGGATTTATAGGAGGGCAGGATATCCTTGCGCCAGTTACTTGGGTCAGTGATGAACATAACGAACTCACCCTCACCAATCTTATCTGTCACCTTGTTAAGGTAATCGTGGATGTATTGGATACCCTCATGCTCATAAGCGTGGAGGGTCCACATTCCATCACCCCAATCGATAGGACGCTCAACACTTGTAGCTGCTTTGAATGCTACGATATCTGCATCTATTAGAAACTTGGTCATTGCATCTTACCCCCATCAAAGGACATCAACTCTGCAGTTACAGAGTCATCGATGGTCATGACCTGTAAGCAGATGAGGGCAGCATCGTGTACTATGTTGCGTAGGCCAGTGTCATCGACTGAGGAGTAGACTTCAGCTAGCTTGGCTATGCTCGCTGACATAGCTGTAAATACTATTAGGTCTGTATCTTCATCCATCTGTCAGCGCCTTCCATGAGATTGGATAGAGCGATGCCATTTGCTCTCCGAGCAGTTCTGCAAAGTCTCTAGTTTCTTTTTGTGTGTCTGGTTTGATGCGTAGGTTGTAGACGCGGGACCAGAACAATAGTGACCCTGTCCACACCCACTCAGTGATAGTGCCTTGTGGTAGGATAGCCCTTGCTTGTTCAGCACAGATGCCCAGCGCCACCATCTTATTGTAGGTAGCAATCGCATCGATGCAGATGTCGTGATACTCATCGATGAACTCTTCAGACCTACGGTGAGCTTCAGCACTTGAGCCTTGCTTAACGTCAGCTGCAGAACCCCTGAAGAACTTAGGCTTCCAGTAGTTAGGCTGGGTCTTTACATACCTACGGCTGACCTCATTCCACGTTCCACCAACTTGGTGTTTTGCAAGTTGTCTGCTGACGAAGATTGGTGCCGTGCAGCGGAAGGTTACTGCAGGATGAGTGAAGGGGTGGGTGTGTTGTTCACGAGCTAGGAAGTTAATTAGTCGTGCGTTTTGATTAGGACCATAAGCGTCAGCTTGCTTATCAAAAGATACTCGGGCGGCATCCACGACCAGATCGTCTGAGCCGTGATGCAGAATATAGTTTACATCAGTCATTTCTATTCCTTAATGGTTAGATTTCAATAAACCTTGCGGGGTTGTAGGTGTGCACCTCACGGTGACAGTTGGAACATAGTAAGTGACACTTATCTGTCTCCCTTAATAAGTTGTGCCAAGACCTCTGCATGTTTGCTTGGGATACAGCGAATGACTTTAGAGTTTGGTCATGGTGGTGGAAATCGTATACGTTGGGGTGATACACCTTGAAACATCTCTCACACTTGCCACCCATGTAGGCGACCAGCTGTTTCTTTCTATTCTGAACTAACTCTCTCATCTTAATTGAGTGAGCATTTTCAGTGTGTGTCTGCCCAGTTGTTGCCGATTTTGAACTCCCCTGTGATAGGACACCTGAAGTTAAAGTGTTCCCCAGCGAGTTGAAAAGATTTAACTGCTTCTCTTCCGACATCTTCAGATATTTCCTTTCTAGCTATGAGCTGCACTTCGTCATGAACGTGTGCAACTTGGGCATAGTCTTCGCCCCACTTATAACCTTTAATGGTTAGATTTTTGTACAGGAATACTGTGGCCTGCTTGGCTAGCAGCGCCCCTGCGGATTGCAGCAGAACATTCAAAGCTGAATGAGGGCTGCGTATGGGAAGCACCCTACCATCTAGTCCACGAAGGTGACCTTTAGTTTTGACCGCGTTTGTAACTGCTGTCTTTAGTTCCTTGAGGGCAGGGGTAGATTCCATAAACTTATTGATTAACGCACGGCCTTCCTCCTCAGTACCACCAACGATTGAACCAATCTTTGCAGCACCTGCTCCGTAAAGAAATCCGTAAATAAAAACCTTGGCACTATTACGGTCAGGTAGGCCTGCAGCCTTCTGATTTACACTGTGTATATCTGCATTTAAAACGACATTAGTGTAGGCACCTCCATCGTACTTCGCCATCATGTGGGCAAGGCATCTGAGTTCCAATCCAGAAAGATCGGCACCCACAAGCGAGTAACCATCCGGTGCATGGAATAACGATCTGCACTCAGTTCCGTAGGCTGCCCCAACGCTGGGACACTGAGCAATGTTGGGTCTGTTGTGAGTACAGCGCCCAGTGGACGCACCATTTGTATTGACTTGACCATGTATCTTTCCATTCTTTACTTTTTTAAGCCAAGCATTTTGACCAACAGCTAGCTGACCTATGCGTTTGTTCAGCATAAGAAACTCATTGAGTAGTGCAGCTTCAGGGTAATCTAAGCCTGCAAGTACAGACTCATCTATTTTGGGTTTACCCTGTTCTGTCCATGATAGAGGCTTCCAACCTACCAGCGTTTGCAATCTGTCTGCTATGTGGTCTCTGCTGGCTGGGTTGAATACAACTTCCTTCACCTTGTAAGTCAGCTGGCCTTTCACATACCCTCGGGCCTTGTTGTTTACCTTGGGTGTAAAGGGTTCCCTGATTTCCCACGGCTTGAAGGCAACCTGCAGCTCATCGTTAAGCTCTGCTTGGCGTCCCTGTAGTGTTGCCAATAGTTTGTGTGCCTTCACCTCATCGAAGTGAAAGCCGTGAGCTTCCTGTTTGCGGATGACATGAGCGAAGTCATGCTCCAGCTTAATGCTCTGTGCGCTGGGCTTCTTGGACATGATGAACTTGTAGAAGGTTAGGTTAGACCTGCAGTCCTGAACGCAATACGTTTGCATAGCCTCTGACCACTCGGCCCAACCGTCACTGTAGCCATCCTTGTGGTCACCCAGACGTAACCCCCACGCCTTTAGTGAGTGGGAGCCTATGAGTTGCCGGGGGAAGTCAGCACCTCTCGGTTTCTTAATGTTTTTAAAGTCATTGTTCTTCAGGTCCGACCAAACTAGCCGAGACATAATCAACGTATCATGTATCTCCCCGTTGTACTGAAAGTTGTACAACTTTTCTAAAGCAGGGAAGTCGAAGCCTTGGATGTTATGGCCTGCAAGAAGCTCTGCATTCTCAAGGTACGACATACCATCCGCGATAGATGTGTAGCCCTCTTGATCTGCACAGCTCAGAACTTCTTCAGTGTCCATGTCTATGAGGACTAGGGAGTGACATACATCTAGTTCGTCTAACAGTCCGTTGGTTTCGATATCAAATAGAATACGTTTCATTATGCTGTCCCTCTCGACTAGCTAGAAGTCTGAGGTGCCATCATCGGCACCCTCAAATACGGTGGGGTCATCGACCTCAACCATTCGTCCCGTGTCTTTGTTGTAGTGTAGGTAGCATCCGATACCTGTCTCGCCTGAGTGGCGATTTTTTAAGCAACGGACAGTGGCTACGTTAGGGTTCTCACCCTGTTGGTCGCGCTCAACTGAAAGACACATGTCTGACAACTGCGCGATTGATGCACTCCCACGCAAAGAATTGAGCGTGACTTGCATACCATTTTCCCATCCCTTCTCACCCGCAGGACGCCGCAAGTGTGACACTAGGATGAGACCGATACCTGTTTCTTCAACAAGGGACCGGAGCTTGGTCATGATGACATCGATAGCCTTGCGTTCATCACCGTCATCAACACCTGAGACAACGATACTCAAGTGGTCGAGTATCACCCAGCCAACACCACATGCCTTGGCTAAGTATCTCACCTTAGCTAAAAGATGGTCAGTCTGCATTGATCCGAAGTGGTCGTAGAGAAAGAATTTTCCGTTGCCGACAGTCTTGCTGAAGGCACCTCGCATCTCTTCCTCAGTCACGCCCTCCCGTGAGAGGTGAAGAGGTCTGTCCATAGCTAGCCCCATCAATGAGATAGCTGTGTGTCGCACGTTCTCTTCGAGGGCGATGTAGCCTACGCTCTCCCCCTCATTAGAAAGATGATAAGCTATCTCGCGGCAGACCTGTGACTTACCTACACCAGAGCCAGCTGTGATGGTTACTAGCTCACCCCTTCGCATACCTCGCGTCTTTGTATTCAAACCTAGGAATGGGTAGGGTATGGAGGGTGTTGTATCTTCAGTTGATACAGCATCCCACAGGTCCTCGCCGTTGATGATACCATCTGGACGGTACACCTTGGCACCCCACATGGCCTCGATCATCTCACGGGTCTTACCGTTTACCAGCATATCTGAGGGATCGTTCTCTGATAATGTAGCAATGTAGGCCTTGCCGGGGGATAGCAGCTGGGCAACCTCAATGGCTGCGGCCTGACCAGATGCATCGTTATCAAACATGATGATAACCTTTTCGTAGCTCTCGACAAACTCAAGCGAGTTCTGGACACACCGCTTGGCCCCAGCTGAGCCTGTACTTATTGACACTACTGGAAATTTATTACCCTGCGCTTGTGATAGTGATAGACAGTCAATTTCTCCCTCGGTCAGGACTAACATTTTACCGCCATCATTACGCCAAAGATGCTCTCCATACAGACCAGCTGCCTTAGCATCCCCGAGAAACTTGAAGTCTTTGCCGGGGAGCCTGATCTTCTGTGCCACCACCGAGCCATCCTTGCCACGATAGTTAGCTATCTGAACCTTTTGACCTTGGTACTCACCAATTGTATAGCCAAACTTCTTGCAGGTTTCTTCAGTTAGCTTTCGTTTACCTAGGGCCTGCGCCTCACCATAAGGTAATAGACCAGAGGCTGGTTTAGACTGAGTGAATTCAGTTTGCATGGCTGACCCTTTTACCTTTTCATATTCATTACAGACGAAGCAATAAGACCCACCGTCTGAGTAGACCGCCCGACCATCGGACGATCCACATTTGCAAGAGGTGTGGTGAAGGAGCTTACTGTCCGGTGAGTTTGTACTCTGCATATTTCGCTCCGTTTGGTGCTGTCTTCATGATTGTATTAAGTGACATTCCCCGGTTGCGGAGGCGGTTGACCACAGCGGCAAGCCGCCAGATCGAGTAGTTACTCTGTGCTTCAAGAGCTGAGATGGATTTGTAAGTATTCAGGTGGTTCATTACGATTTGTGTTTGTGACATATGTCATCTCCAAGTTGTCTGGGTTTTAAATCGAAAAAGGCCCACCCGAAGGTGAGCCAAATTTTTTTGCTAAGTATTGGTGCAACCTAATCTAAGTTGCTGACTACTTCGTCATGTTCAAACCAGTGGGCGGCATCGAAGTTGGGGCAGGTCTTGTTCTTATCGAAGTCTGTATGTCCTGCAACCACAGCATTGGGGAAGTGGTCAGTCTGCCACTCGACGATTAGCTTGCGTAGTGATGCGTATTGTTCGTCTGTGTAGTTAACCTCTGGCCCATCCTTGGCTTTGTTCATCCCGCCAATTAGGCAGATGCCACGGGACTTTGAGTTCATGCTTTTGACGTGAGCGCCTGTACGATCTAATGGCCTACCATCTTCGATAGTTCCATCACGTTTGATGACTGCGTGATATCCAATCATCATCCAGCCTTTCTCTCGGTGCCATCGATCTATATCTGCAGCACCAATGTCCATCTGCGGCGGGGTGTACGCGCAGTGAACGATTATGTGTGTAATTTTATTATTCATCTAACCACTCCTGTGGGACAATCTTGTCTGCGTATTGGAAGCCGTGCTTATCGCACCACATGCCAAGCGTAGTTGGAGACTGTTTTGATATTTTGGATTTTGAGTTGCTGAACACCATGCGGATGTCCAATTGGGGATACTGTTTCTTAACCAAGATCATCTTCTGACGATCTGCGGTGACGAAGCGTCCCTTACTCTCGACGATTATGACCTTCCCTGATCGGGTAGTCACATGAAAGTCTGGGGTGTATTTTGCCGCCCGTGAGGGTACGACCCATTCGATACTAGGCTTCTTCTCATACTCGAATTTGATGCCCTTAGAACGAAGATCGGCGGCAAGGGTTTCTTCTAACCCAGACCGCCAACCATTTTTAATTGCGTTTGCTCTTACACTCCCACTTCCAAATCTAGAAGTCGGCAAGATCGTCAGCCGCAGCTGTCTCCACATTAGCAAAGCTATCGGCGATGAAGCCATCCTCTTTGTCGAACATGGTTGAAGCTGCTTCGCCACCACCCGCTTGCGCCAGCGTGATAATCTGCACAGCTTCAGGTCGTAGTGCTAGGCCAACCATCCTAGAGGAAGGCATTGCGTACCCAAAGGCACTACCAGCAACCCGCAGTGTAGAGCCGCCTGTCACTGTTGAAGTTGTGGGCGTCTTGTTGCTGTCATAAAGCGCAACGCGCTTCTCAATCACTTCACCCTTACGTGTTGTAATCTTAGCCTTCTGTTTGAATTTAAAGATGTTGAAGCCAGTTAAGTTTTCTTGGTCATCAGTCTCCTCTTCAAATAAAGGAGCCATCAAATACTTTCCAACCTTTGCGTCCTCTTTAATTGCAGTAGCAAGGTAGGTATCGCGCAGCTCTTCAAGTTGTTTGATCAATGGCTGACTTTCTTCTACTGAAATTTTTAGTTTTACAGTGTACTCACCATCAGGATTCCATTTGAAATCAGGTGTGTTGAGCTTCGGCCATACTGCAATGCCGTGGGGTGTTACATAATCGGTCATGTTTAGTCCTTCTAAACGTGTTGGTATTTTTTAATATCGATCCCGGCCTCGAGCAGACGGGCTTGGATATCTACAGGAACCGGGACACCGCTTCGCTTGTAGTACTCAGCTATATTAATAAGTGTTTCATTATTCATTTCCGGTGCCTTTCGTTTCTGTAGACCTATAGTGCAACCTAATTGTTAGTGGTTAGATTATGCGAAGAAGAATTCACTCCCACGCACAACCGTGACATCGAGGTTTCCTT